GGGTGATTCGTCACAACCCAAAGATCCGAAATCAATGGGGTTTCGTATTATTTCCGGAAAAATGCCATCACTTACGACAACAATCACACACACATGTGAAGGAGTTAGTGGTTCTCCTGTGTGGCACGGTGATGGATTGATTGGTATTCACGTGGCAGGGTATAAGAATCCGAATATACCAAACGTGTTTATCCCATTGCCGCGTATTGAAGCATTTTTAAACTAATGTTGGACGCTCCAGTTCCAAACTGGGAGGGGTATCAGTCTGTGTACTCAAAATACCCGTTGAATGAGAATTCTATTAATATACAATTATTTACTCATCAACCGTCCGAATTATATAAAAAATACTTTAAAAAAACTCATCATTTCATTGGCCGTTGTTTAATGCGGAGTGTAAATTATCGAGATCAAAATGAATTCTACGATGAAACATTTCTTAAATTTATTTCAACGGCATCACCTTTTCAAACAATACCATTGTACACTTTAACAAAACCATCAGTAAACATAGGTTATGCAGAAGCCTCTAAGTTTGGAGTCGTTAATTCGATTGTTCTTGAACAAGCTCTAACTGACCGTGTTATGGTTTTGTGGTCTCAATTGTATGCACCTTATTTAAGAATGCGTTTTCGTGATATTGATCACTGCTTGATACGTGTTGCAAAAGACACATCATGCGGGTGGCCATTGTGTGAAAAGTTTCGTCAAAAATCAGAAGCTCTCGGAGATTTGAGGTTTATGGATGCCTATATGGATTACTTCGACCAAATGGCGGGTAATGACAGTTATATACCGTCAATCTATACGTCCTCAGTTAAATTAGAACTCAGAAAATTTGAGAAAGTTTTTAATGATCAAGCACGAACTTTCATGCCTTGTCCAATGTTTCAACAATTATTAACGATGCAATATTATTCAGCTTATGATGATTCTATATCGGAGAATTGGAATAATCTTCCTTTTTCGATGGGTTTCACTGATAAGTATCGTGGTGCAGATAAACTTGTGCGATGGCTTAAGTTTGAAGATTCTTGTGATAAAGACGAACCAATCCTATTCATCGAGTCAGATGTTTCAGCGTGGGACAGAACAGTCCAATCGCCTTTGATGTCTCTTGCCTTTGAAATGGAAAAAATGTCTTTTCCCCCGGAATGGATTCTACCGGGACCTCATTCAAATAGATTAAGAAACCTATTCTTTGACTCAGTTCAGTCGTTTATTATGTTAGAGAAAGGAGATATTTTTCATGTTTTGAATGGGATGAAATCAGGTGATCCAAGTACGCTTCGACGCAATTCAAAAATGAATATTGCGTTGACATTAGCGGCATTAATCATAATGAAACCCGATATTACTGCAGAAGAAATTTTGCGTTTCTTTCGGTTTAAAGTTCAGGGAGATGATTTTTTAGCCGCCCTTCGAATCAAATATTGTCCATGGTTTTCTGTTGAAAAATGGAAAGCTGTTGTGAATAAAGTGTTTGGTTTTGCACTCAAGCATGTCGTTGCTTCATATAAAATTGAAGACGTTGAATTTCTTGGGCGCAAGTTTAAATATTCCGAATGGGGTTGTTGGTTGGCATATCCCGACCGCAACAAAATGGTTGATGCGTATTATATTCACCGATCATCAGATCGTTCGGCTCAGTTGTCTAAACTTCTTAATCTCCGTCAGGAGAGCTGGCCGGACCGACCTCTTTTCATACTTTTAACAAAATGGTGCGAAAAATTTTTTGTCGATCATAATGAAGAAATTAGCATTCCGAAAGGAGCTTTTGTTCAACCCGATGGGTCTGTCGACTACGTATTTACTAAAGAGAAATTACGTAAACAATTTTTGCCCGAGGGTGCCGTTCGTGTTTTGCATGTTGGTTTTTAACCTCATGCTTTTGCGGCGCCCAAGTATTGTCAGTCCAGGAAGATAGTGTTTGTAACGGGAATGTGATTGCGTAAGTGGGCCGTCTAGGCTGGCTTTTCGCATCTCTAGGAACTTAAGTGTCCGTGAGTTGTTCTGGTGCAAGCTAATCACAGCCACACCTTGGTAGGGTGTGCTGACTGCTGCCAATTGTGATAGTTAGTGTGTTCTTGTTGCGTAGCTTAATTGCGTCGCCACCACATTGTGGGATTTTGGTCCACACGGTAAATTGTTAGCCATGTTTCGATTTTGTTGTTTAAGTTGGGTTGCCAATGGAAACGATCTCGGTCCGTGTGTTTAATGGTTAGCCGTGATTAAAAAGAGAGATTAACATGCCCCCGAAGGCCAAAAAATCCTCGCAATTAACAGAATCACAATTAAAAGAAAAGAAAGAAAAGAAAAAAATGAAGCGTAAACACAAAAAGGAAATTGCAAAAGCAAAAGGCCTGAGTGGTAACGCGAAGAAAGAAGAAAAGAAAATCGAAAAGAAAGTTGAACGCGACGTTGAAAAGAAACATGTCGCAAAAAACGGGAACCGGAATGTATCACAAACAGCTCGCGCTGGATTTCTTGGTACAGCGAATCCGGGAAAGCAGCTTTCATCAGCGGGCAATGCTGCGGTATCAATGGGAAAGAATGGTGATGAAGAAACATTCGCTTTTATAGGCGATTTTCAAGGTATTAGTTGTCAAACTGATGCCAGCACTCCTCCCATTTACCTGCTTAATGGTACAGCTAATGGCTTGCTTATGAACGCAAAAGCGTGTGGTCCAGCCATAGCGACCGCCGGAAAAAATTTTCGATTTTTTCGAATTGATGAATTCGATGTGTGGGTCGACCCTATAATTGGGATTGCAAATACACCCGGTATAATGTATTTTGCTATTGAAACCGACCCCGATTATCTCCGTATCGCAGCGGCATCATTTTCAAAAGATTTGTTGTCGTCATATAAGCCGCATATTGCGCAACCTGTTTATACACAGGAGAAACCTATGGTTTTGCGATATCGTGAAAAGCGAAAAAGATTTTGGTACAATTATTTATCGGCGCAAACGATTACTATTGCCCCTGAAGGCAAATCGTTACCCGGTGTTAATTATCCCATCGTTGCTGAAGAGCGCGAGTGTTATCAATTTCAGTTAATCGCCTGGCCTGAAGGAGTTACACCGAGTATTACTCCCGGTGTTTTTCAGACAAGGATAAAGATAACTTTTAAGGGTCAAAAGTTGCCCGTTGATTTACCGCGGATCGCAGCTGAAGAGTTTGCAGATTCAATGATGCATCATAATGCTGTTAAAGTCGAACAGCAAAATTTATTGTTGGCCAAGTCAGGAAAAACTGGTCGACATTATTTCCCTAACCCCGTGTTTATTCCAACATATCAGCGCGAGTTACAAGCTCTGATATCAAACGCGGATTTTGAGGATTATGATG